ACCACCTTTTCCATTGGTACAGGTTCTGTCATTGTATCCTGTTGTCATATTACAAGCCATCTTATTCTATTTTTTTAGTGTTATAAATTAGGGAGGAGTTGCCTCCTCCCATTGATTATCTTAGTTAGGAGATCCAGTTCCGTTCCAAACTCCAATTTGATCCAAGAAAGGCACTTGCACACCTGCTCTGAATTTAGATCTGATATAGATCACATCATCATCCTGAGAATACCACAATTCGTAGTTCTCAAAATCAGAAGATAAGTCAGTACCAAAGAAGAAATGAGAAGCACGTCCTGTGTAGATGTTATCTAATCCATTTAATCCTGGCACTTTCACTACTCTCATGTTAGTTCCTGGCACTAAGCACTCATTTAAGTTTGCAATAGTCTCAGGAGAATAGTGGTAGAAGTTTTGATCTACTAGATCCTTCAATAAATAATTGAAGTTTTCACGGCCTGTGAAGCAGATGAAATCTCCTTGCTCAGCAATGTTTGCTGGAGTATTGATGAAACACTCATAGAATACATCAAAAGCATTCCCTGCATTGATAGATGCAGTAGATGAAGTATTCAAGTCTACACATCCGTTAGCTACAGTCAAGAATTGACGGAATCCGTTCATCCATTGAAGGTTACCTGTACCAGTAACTTTGTTACCTTGCCAGATTAACTTATCTAATTCGATAGCATGAAGCTTCAATAAGTAGTCAGTGATCTGTGCTTCAAATGGAAGAGATTGATCTTCTGCCATAGCTCCAGGACGCAAAGCTAACTGAGTCCAGAATCCAGCTAGATCCTTTTGACAGAATCTCTTCATGTATCCTAAAGTCTCTACAGCGATAGCACGGTCAGTGAATACTGTATCTCCTTCTGGAGTCATCTCACAATCACCAGCCTGATAGATGATAGAATCATCCATTAACTTCAATTCCTCAGATCCTTTGATACCTTCCTGGATAGTGATATATCCTAATGTTTTTGCCTCAGTTACTGAACGTACTATAAGGTCCTCTCTTTGCTCGTCAACATATGCACCTAATCCAGATACATCATAATCGAACTTTGTTGCAATAAATTTCTTTAAGCTCATTTTATTTCATTTGTGATTTTAAAAATATTTGTCTAGTTGTCAGGCCACTAGATACCCTAGCAAATTTCTCTGCCTCTTTAGCATCATTAGATGGAGCTGCTTTGAAGGTATCGAATTCACCTTTTAAGGCAGCTATATCAGCTCTTAGAGTTTCATTTTCAGATGATATAGTTTTGAACATCTCTGCAAAGTTTCCGATTACTTCGCTTAATGCTTCAAACTTAGCATTGAATTGATCCTCAGAAGCCATCTCTTCTGATACAGTTTCTTCATTAATCTTTGCTACTACTGCACTAGCTACATCATAAGCTCTGCCCATCTCTACTCCTAGCTCATTTGCTATGATTTCAGTGATAGACTCTAATACAGCAGGAAGATCTTCAGCAGATACAGCTTCAAAATCTGCACCTTCTGGCTCAGAATCTTCTGAAGTTTGTACTACATCTCCACCTTCTCTCTCATCTATAAGCTCTACTATAAAGCCATCAGCATCTACTACTACAGATACTCCTTCCATGTCACCTCCTAGTGCATGAGTACCCTCTGGAGCTTGTATCTGCTCTCCATCCTGTACTACATAGAGCTTAGATCCTACTGCTAAATCTCCATCATATGCTACCATAGTGCCATCCTTAAGCATAGCCTCTCCGAAAGCTTCCTTCTTAGAAGAAAAAAGAGCTTTGATATCAGCTATTCTATTCAAAACTTCATTGAATTTTTCAGTCATTATGTTTGTTTTTAATTAATATGCTAACTTGTTCTAAAATTTGATAGCCTCAGCATCAGTATTCTCCTTAATTAGATCGATCTGCTCCTGATTATTATCAATATGTTTGTTTATTCTGAGTCTCTTTATAGTTTGCCACTTGTCACGGCCACCAGTGAAGTATACATTTTCTCTTTTAATGCCTAATTTCTTAGCCATCTCATAGACTGGTCCTCCATTAGATTGCTGTCTAGCTGTTATGATGAATACATTATCTCTGGCAGCTATATATCTAGCAGCCATCTGCTGCCCTTTTGCTGTAGTTAGTGTATCATCATAGTCAAAGCTGATCCGCATTCCTGCGAATTCATGATAGATCTCAGTGAGCTCTTTATGAATAGCACTCCACATCTTATCCTCTATGCTGATATCAGATTCTTCCATCTGAAATACTCCCTCTACTGAGAAACCAGTCCACTCTCCAGCTTCTGCTTTAGCGAAGATCTCATCAGAAACTTTATAACTCACTATCCAGCTTCCATCATTAACATCCTTAAATCTCTCAGGAGCTGTGAATCCTTTCTCCTCATCTATCTGGTAGCTGTGGATCATGTAGGCATCATCTATTACCTTCCTAGCTGAATGATCCAGGTTAACATTATTAAAGTTCCCTCTCCTGGCATAATCAAAAATGATATCCTTTATAGCCTGCTTTGTGAATACTACATAGTATTCCTCTCTGCTTTTATCATCATATCTATAGATAGGAGTATCTGCAGAGATTGCTACTCCAGTAATCACATTCTCTTTTTTATTGAAATGAAATCTCTTCTGATTATGGAATAGCTGGAAGCTGAGCTCATGTGCTGGATCTAGAACCATTGAATTCATGGATACTGTAGTATCTGGATTCTCCAGATCTATGCTGATTGTATATACAGGTAAATTCTTAAGCATACTATTTAATATGTATATTTGTTCTATGGTATATGTCTATCCATATATTAAAGCCTCGAATAACTATGACATAGATCTATCTATGCAGTCAGTACTTAATGCTGATCCTGATGCTGAGCTCTGGACCATTGGAGATAGAGTCACTCTGGCTGATAATTTTAAGCATAAGAAATCACTATTTCACAGGGGAGCAGATGTCACTGATAAGATTCTCACATTTGCCCGTGAGATAGGAGGAGATTTCATCTATATGAATGATGATTTCTTCATCACTAAAAACTTTAATCCTCATAGGACCTTATTCAATGGAAAGCTGGAAGTGAATTCTTCTCATGCTCCACATTATCAGGAAGCCTGCCAGAATACAAAGCACTTCCTAGAGTTTAATGAATTCAATACTCTTAACTTTGAATGCCATCAGCCTATGCTCTTTAATAGTGAGATGCTCATAGACTTATTTAATGCTATTGAGTGGAAGCATCATAATCATTTTATAAAGTCGCTGTATGGGAATGTATATGATATTCCAGCTATACCAGGAACGAATTTAAAGCTTAATGATCCTAAGATATCCATGGCAGATAAATTCCTAAATGATTTCGGCTGCTTCTCTATTGGTGAAGGTTTTAAAGTGAAAACAGGAGTTAACTATCTTAATAAGTTGATAGCTGCTGCTGGACTGCCACCTTCTGCTGAGTATTAGTGATATCAGATTCCAGTACAAATACCTTTGAAACAGTTCCACCTCCTGCAGATCCACCTCCTATGATATCTCCTAGAGCAGTTTGCTGAGTATTAGTATTCGCTGCAGTGAACTGAGAAGCACTAGCTCCAGTGCTCACTGATCCACCTCCTGCACTAGAAGCTGATGGAGGAGTACCTCCTTTGTATTTTGTAGCTGCTACAGTTGCTGCCTGTGCTATTCCTATAGCTGATGCTGATGCTATTCCAAAGATCCCTAGAGGAGATGGAGGAGGCCCATATGTAGCAATAGCTTTAAGTATAGCAGATGCTGTATCTATAGCTATCTGAGATATTTTGAAAGCCTTATCTCTTTCAAATTGTGCTTTCTTTATTCTCTCCTCTTCATTGAAAGCTTTAAGGAGTACAGCCTGCTTCTGATCATTAAATTTTTTCTCAATGGCTGTCTTTTGCTCTGCAGTCAAGTTAGCATTTGATAGCTCTTCCTCCTGCTGCTTATCTAGTGCTGCTGTTTGTGCCTCAGCCTGAGCGTTAACTTCATCTATTCTGTTTTCTCCTAGTTGATTAGCTAGATCATTGAATGCTGATAGAGTATCTAGAGCTATCTGTGCCTGATCTATATACCCCTGAATATTTTTTATATTAGCATCAAATGCTGTCTTATTGCTGTCCTCTACAGCTTTATTCTTTTTATCATTTATCTCTACTATCTTAGCTGCATAATCTGCCTCTAGTTTCTCCTGTCCTTTTAGATATTCTTCCTCAGTAATAGTCTTATTTGCTAAAGCTGTATTTAATGCATCAGCTTGCTCCTTTTGAGTATCTTCAAAGCTTATAAGTTCCTGCTCATATTCATCCGCAAATAGAAGCCTATAAGCTTTAGCACTTTCTAGCTTAGCATCATCTATCACCTTCTGAGCTTCCAGATCTTTTTTATTATATTCTTCTGTAATTTTAGAAAGTTCTGCAGTCCTGGCAGCTTCTAGAGTTTTGGTATCTATACCGTATTGTTTAGCCTGTTGAATTAATGTGAAATATTTATCATATACAGCATTCTCTTCTCTCTCCTTTGCTGTTAATAAACTATCAAAATAAGTATTCTCTATATCCTGAAGCTGCACTCTGAAGTCCTGCTCCAGCTTTAATAGGTTTGCTAGTCTCTCTCTCTCTACTTTTGCTGCTTCCTCTGCTGCTTTTTTAGCATCTTCTGCTCTCTTTTTTGCAGCATCAGCTCTCTGCTTTCTATTTTTCTCTGCTTTAGCTTCTGCATCTTCAGCTTTTTTAAGATAGTTTTGTGTAGATTCTGATACTACTCCAGAAGATTGCTCTAAGCTAGCAGCTTGTTTTAATAAACTTGTAGCCTGATCCTGGAAAGCTTTCTCCTGCTCTCGGACCATTTGCACTCCCTTATCCTTAACTGCTCCTATTGAATTAGTGATAGCTCCTAGTAATCCTGATTGCTTCTCTACTTTTTTACTCTCTAGTACTACTGCCTCTGCTCCTGCCTCTGCTGCTTTAGCTATCAATGCCTGAGCTTGTGCTCTTAATCCTGCAGCTTTTACATATGTTTCTGTCTTATCATTAAAGAGCTTCTCAGCATCATTTAAATTTGTAGCCTTTCCAAATGAATCTCCTAGAGTATCATTGTAATATGATAACGCCTCTTCTTTAGAGATCACTCCCTGCTTAGCTAGTTCAAATTGAGAAGCTACCTCTCCAGTAACTGTAGCAGCTTCTGTAGCTCCTTTCTTGTAATCATCCTGAGTATCTTTTAAAGCTTGCTCTGCTGCAGATAAATCACTAGTAGATCCTATCAATGAATCAAAAGCTCCTACTGCTGCCAGCACTCCAGCAACTAGAGCTCCTATTCCAGTAGCTGCTAAAGCCAGCTTTAAATTTTTCATAGCTCCTGTGCTCTCTCCTACTACTGTAGCATAAGCTTTCTCATAGAAGGTCCTTAGTTTTATTCCCAGGATTGCATCACTGTTCAGATTATTTGCTATCTGAGTAGCTGCATTCGCTAGACCTTGCACAGCCTGTAGTTTTACCATAGTTTGCATCAGTGCCTCACTTTCCACTCCAGTCAAAGCTACTGCAGATTGAAAGCCCTGGAATACTGCTGCTCCTGTTTCAATACCAGCCACTGCTGTATCGAGGCCTACGAAATCAGAAGATAGTGCTGTAGTAGCTGCTTTAAGATCTCCTATCTCATCCTTTAATTGTGCTGCATTCTGTATGGCCTGCTGCCCTATTGGAGAATCCATTCCAGCCTGAGCTGCAATAGTCTGATATTCCTTCATGACCTGAGTCATTTGTCTCATAGTCAGACCTCCAGCTTCTACTTTAGAATTAAGCTCCTGAAGCTTTGCATCAAATGTATCTATACCTGTGCCAGATGAGGCAGTATTTTGCACCTGCTCAATATCCTTATTGAGATTCTGAATGCTCTGATCAAAAGTCTGAACATCCTTAACACTATTACCAGTGTTTACTCTTAGTGTGAATACTGCCTCCTTATTTGCCATCTTAGAATATTATATCTATAGCTCCTGCTGATATAGTTACAGTTGTGAATTGTGTAGCATCTCTGCCTACTAATATAGTCCCTGCTGGAATACTTCTAGAAGTATCTTTAATATAGTAATCTTTATTATTCCTTTTACTATCAGTTAATGTAGTCACTGTAGCTGCAGTAGTTACTTCAATAGCTGTGAATCTTCCTGTAAATGTGCCAGCTGTATTCAATGAATAACTTCCTTTTCTTCTGTCCATGGTTATATTATTTCTACGTTATATCCTAAATTCTCATATACTGCCTTTGTGCAGCTTAATGCTGTATCAATACTCTGAGGAGCTCCATCAGATATCTCTGCAGTGAATGTACCCTGCTGAACATCTGTATAGATCGGCATACTTTGTTCATATGTAGCCTCACTTGCATAAGTAGCTACAGCGATCTCCAAAGTTTTGCCATCTGCTCTGCCTGCAAATTCAATTCGAGCGTATACATTTAATAAATCTATTTCAGTTCCTGCTATCTTTATAGGCTTAGCATCTGTAGCCTTAATAAGTAATCCCATCTGTATATATTTAAGCTAATAATCCCACATTTTGTAAGGCCTGTACTACCTGCTTTATCGTATATCCTCCAAATGTAGAGGCATCATTCACAGCAGTTCCTGAATTAGCTACAAATGTAGCTCCTGCTATTGCTGTAGTAGGCTGCACTATTGGAGTTTTATTCCAGAAAGCCAGCTTCTGATTAGTTGCATATCCTATCTTAGTACCTGTAGTAGTGCCGAATCCTATATCCCTAGTATCTGCGAATACTAATGAATCAGTAGTGCCTCCTTTTATAGTTACTCCTGGAGTCCCAGAGCTGTTATTAAATTCCATATAGCTACCATTACCAGTAGTTCTAATGGAATATATCCCAGTGCCTGCAGTATTATAGATTCTAGCTACGAAATCATTTGCATTCCCAGCGTAAACAAACAAAGCTCCTCCTGTATCTGTCATGCCTGAAGTCCCGCAGATCATTCTACTGCTTACATTTGCGTATCCATTACCCTGAACATCAAAGAGATTCGCTGTATTAGCTGAATTTCTTACTCTGAAACCTATATCTGTACTTAATGCACCCTGTGCTCTTACATCTAGCTTAACTGTACTGGCAGGAGTAGCTCCTATTCCTAGTCTTTTATTAGTATTATCCCAGAATAAATCAGCATCTTGCTGGAGTAAGTTGCTAGCTCCCTGAAATAACACTCTTCCTACTGTACCTGATGCTATTGCTGTAGTACCTATAGTAAGTCCTCCTAGCTGAGTCCTCATGTTTGCACCTGTGATCTTCCTGGAAGTGAATCCTCCTAGGCCATCATCCATTGAGATCTCAAAGAGATCTGTATTCTGTACTGCTGTAGTCGCTGTGAGTTGTGATATTTTCTTAGCCATATTATTCTATTCTTCTATTTTCTGATCCATCCTCCAGGCATCTGAATTCTCCATCTTCCACTGCTCTCACATTAAGCTTTCCAAATGGATCATAAGGAATGCTCATCTGATGAGTAGAGATATTCTCTCCTTCTAATATGCGAATTAGTTCTATTTCTGTAGTCTCATTTTTACCGCTGTCATAATCAGCAACTTTCTGCAGCCTGTATACTACTCCATCAATATTAATAAGATTCCTAAAGTCCAGCTGATTAATTAAAGCACTATCTAGCTTTACTGATAGAGTAACCTGCTTACCATATGGAGAGATTATCTCCTTCAGGAATTTCTCATGATAATTATATAGATTGTTGCTAGTATATGCTGATGTTTCCCAGAATACATAGTATGGAGCTCCCCAATTAAAATCAAATGTAGGAGCTGTGAGATTGTCTAGATGTCCTACATATGGATAAGTAGTCTCTAGGTTTGCATTATCATTCTCATCCACATGATACCAATCTCCTGTAGTCATTGGACCTAGCTGTACTATAAATGGCTTTCCTTTCTTAGTTACCATCTCAGTAGTACCATCCTCATTTATTTTCATCTGGAATGCTCTAGGCACTATGAGATCTGTGAAGGTTACCTCATTGAAAGGAATTCTTACCAGAAGCTTCTGAGAGAAAGGAAGATCCAGAGAAGTATCTCCACTACTAAACTGATTCTGAGACTCTATTAGAAAACTTCCATACTGTTTCTGCACATCTTCAAAATATCTGGTATTGAAATAATCCTCATCATTCGCAAAGTTATATTTATAATTCTTGCTAGATAAGTTTACTGTAGGCACTACCTTAATAGACTTGCTTCTATCTACTATGTCAGTCCAGATCAATGCATCAGTACTATCATTATAGAAATCATTCAGAGGCTCTATCTCTAATATACTAGGATCTTCTACATTAGGCTTAACATATAAATTGAAAGCTGTGATCATCCCCTTAAAAAAGACAGCACAGTCCATATCTGGAAGAAATGGAGCTAAAGAGATAGTACTTCCTGCAGTCAAGTTCTGCTGAAGCTTTACTATGTCCAGGAATGCAGATATACTTTCTATGCTGGTAGCATATGATATAAACTGATCTATTGTGCTAGTCTGATACACGAACATAGAAGGAATCTGTAGAATAATCTTTACACTAATAGTATCATTTATCAGTAGATTTATATCTCTATTCCAGTCAAAATTGAAAGCTACAGTATATGAAGTAGTGCTACCTGAGATGGTCCCCTGGTATACTTCCTCCTGATACATGAAAATATTATTCTTATATACCTGTATGAATACCTGATACTGTCCATTGATACTAGTAAGTGATCCTATAGGTATAGTTATATCCCACTTGAATTCATGATCTCCATAATAATTAATATTGAAGAGTCCCTCACTAGCAGCAGTGAATCTCATAGGAGCTAAGATATCCACCTGGTTATTATCATCCTGTACTATGACAGCATCATAATTATCCTCAAATTGCATCAAAGGGAATTGATACTGAGTATTGACTGTATTCCCACTCTGATACTGAGCTGGTCCTATGACACATGATCCCTCAATGATAAATCCAGAGGCATTATTCTGCTCCTGAGTGAATGAGCTCTGCTCTAAGCTTTGTGCTGCTGTGATCACTGGAAGATCTCCACCTCCCCAGGCTAAAAGTAATTTTTTAAAGAGCTGAGATTCCAGGAATACACTATCCCATCTGATGCCAGCAATATCAAAAGCTTTCTTCAATATCTCATAGCAGTGCACCTGTGGAGCTATCTGATCTACTGCGAAGTAATCAGGACCAGTCCGATCGAAGCCATAATCTATCAGACCATAGTAGTATCCAGTTCCATCCCAGTTAGGAGAGGTGTATACTGATACTGGAGATCCATTATACTGCACTATGCCATCCCATGAATCTACCTGATTCGCTCTAGTATAGCTATGATCATATTCACTCCAGCCGAGCTCATTTATTTTAATCTTTGCTAGCCTGCTGATATAGTCGATATTCTCAGATATCATTATGATATTGAATGTCCAGTAGCCATTCTGAAGTATACACTCCTGAAGCTGGCATACTCCCTGAAACTCTAGCAGGCCATTATGATAGTATCTAGCACTAGCTTTGACTGAAGGATCAAAGTTCACGAATGCTGATACATTCCCAGTAGCAGGATCTGAAGTGCTTATATTAAACACATTAAACATTAATGCTAGGTTACTCTTAGTTCCTGGCAGTGAGATAGTCTTAGAGTTATTCCCTTTCCTAGCTGAGAGATCCTTCACATCAGCTATGTTGAATGTCAATGGGAAAGGCACTCTATCATTCAGATCTACTGGTATGTTATTGATATATAGCTCCATCTATGTCAATTGTGAGTAGCTTATATATGTTCTATCTGCTGTCACTAGCTCCTGGATTAATCCATCCTTTCTCTTCTGCTTTAATAGTGCTGAGTTATTAGTCACATTGAGAAGCTCTAGCTCATTATTCCCTAGATCTAAGTAAACTATAGGAGACTCATAGAGCTCTCTTACTAGCCAGTTCTGTACTGCCTCTGGCATCCAGTCACTATTAAGCACTAGTCTATCCTCTGCTCTTTTAATCAAAGTTCTTTTATCTCCATTATTGAGAGCATATTCAAAGAGATTACCAGTCCACTGTCCAGGCATCCTGTTATAATTCACAGCAGTAATATCTGAACTATCCTGAGATACTAAGCTAAAGCTGAAACTATCCCACACTCCAAACTTATTAAGCCAGTGAAGTCTATTAACTGTATATCTGGTACAGCTATGATCATAGTAAATAGGAAAAGCTTCTGTACCTGTAACTCCTCCATAATCTACATAGACAAAATATCTATAGCACTGATCAAAATCATTCTGAGTTATGGTAGTATTATTTATGATTGCATCAGGTCCTACATTAAACAAAGTGAAATAGTTAGTACCTAGTAATCCATAACTGTCTGAGATTATAGTAGATCCATTTATATCTTGTAATTCAATGTTTAAAAATGAAGGTCCAGGAGTAGATATAAATGTGCCCAGATAAAATGACTCTGCATCTCTTACATATGCCTTCTGAGATCTAGGGAAGCTAGTTAAAAATAAACTATCCTGAGTCTGAGCTGGATCATAATCTGCATAGTCCCAGTTAATAAAGTCAGGATACCTTAATGATCCGTTGAAAGCTCTGATAGTTGTACTGGTAGCTGATGCCTGAGTAATTGGAGGAGTGCCATACTTCTCATATACTATGATGGCATACTGCACAAAGCTAGTATCATAATCCTTTTCTATGCTGCCATCAGGTATCAGGCTCTCACAATATGGCTTAAGGAGCTGAGATACATCGAACTTCCCGAGTATACCATTCTCAGGGAATATCGTATGTGCTGAATGAAATGAGCTATTAACATATAGCTCCACATAGAAGCTAAAGTTAGCCTGAGCAGTCTGATCACTATCAAAAGTGAATGTGAGAAAGTTATTCACAGGAGATATTCTCTGAGGCTCCTGATATATAGTTACTGCCATTGCTGAGTATTTTTTTCAAATTTAACTGTAAACATTAAGCCAGTCACTTCTGCCAGATCTGAGGCTATCTTATCCAGCACTTCATCAGTCATGACTGAGTTAGTGATATTTCTAGGCTTAATTCCATATTTATGCTTAGTTACATATGCTGAAGCATAGGCATGGCTCATATCATATCCCTTCCATTTAGTCAAAGCTATAGCATGATTCTTAGTCACGTATGGAAGCTTAAAACTATATGGAGATGGAAACTTATTCCCACTGATACTACTCACTCCTTCATCCTGGAACTTATAGTAATCATCAGCCTGTATCTCAAAGCTCAGTGCTCCAGTAGGAAAGTATACTACTGACTGTGCTAGTGCTCCAGTATTGGAAGCATTCGCCTGAATGTATTCCCTAAATTCCTGAGTTACCTGATTCGCAATATTGAGAATAAGCTTATCATAAGCAGTCTCTGGCTGCTGCAGCTCACTATCAGATAAGCCTAAAGAATCTAAGAAATCGAGATCAGCCATGCTTAATATTTATGTATTCTTGTTCTGATTTAATCTTAAAGAAATTCATCCAGAATAGAGTCTTAATGTATGGCTGGCTCATTACTTCCTCCACTTGCTTGTTAAGTTCTTTAGCCAGGTTAATCGTGATCTTTGTCCAGTTAAACCATTCAGAGTTTCTGATAGACTCGCTTTGATTTTCCTCTCCTGCATCTTCATCCTCATCAGCTGTATCCCCAATATAGCGAGCCTCCGCTCCTTGTAACTGTGCAAAAAAAAACTAAAGAAATTCATAAACTCATCCCCAGGAAAGCTCCTCTTAAATATCTCTTCCCTAGCTTTATTAGGATTAAGCACTCTTCCTCTATCATCCTCCTGGCAGTATTCATATCCTTCCTCTATGTAGCATATGGCCAGAGCTTCTGCAGGTGAATCATTGACATTCTCTATCAGCTTAAGATCTATGATCTGTCCAGTGCTGACCAGTGAGAAATCCTTCTCAAATCTATATCTCTTGCCTTCTATTACTACGATCTCAGCAGGCTCTGCTTTCTGATATTGTGCCAGCATATTGAATAAATGCTCTGAGATCTTAAGCACATCATCTATATGAGCTTTCTTCACTTTGCTTACTGGCAGATCTGAGAAGATACTTATCAGCTGGACCTGAAAATCTAGCAGGTTACTTAGTGAGGCATCCTTCTGCTGTTGAATGAAGGGAGCTAAGTACAGCCACTTGACACATTGATCTGGCCTGCAATCCTTTATGCTGCTAGGTACATTAATTTTCATGCTCTTAATATTTTATATTGTCCTCTCTTACTATAGTGCTTCCTGCAGTGCCATGCTAGAGCAGTGCTTATGACTCCATCATCATGCATCCCATCAGGAGCTGAGTACTTTACTGATCTAGTATTCACATTGTAAATATAGGTAAAAGCTTCTAATTCGTCAACTAGCCACTGATGATCCAGGATTCTGATCTCCTTCTGTTCAAAGCTTACAGCTAGATCTTCTATCAGCACAGGCTTACTGGCTGAGCTAGTTACCCATGGCTCTACTAGGTTTCTGCACTTTTGCTGCAGCATCTCATAGAATACATCTCCCTGGTTATTCACTTCCACTAATGTGAGAGCATTCCACTTCCTTATGGCATCAGCTACTCTATCAATGATCCTGCTCCACTCTTCATGCCTCCATCTCTCCACTGCTACCTGCTCCCCTTTATCATTCATGATAGTGAGCACAGTGTAATCATCTGCCCTGCCTATGTCTAGGCCTCCATACATCCTGCCCGTTTTCTCTCCTTTACCTATGCACTCCTTCACATTCCTAAATATTCCAGAAGCATTATCTATGAATTCTGCCAGATACTCCTGTCTGAAGATATGATCTGGAAGGGATCTCTTCCTCTCCTCTAGATCCTGATGATCTATCAGAGGATTCTCAAAGCTAGTGAAATGAAAGTACTTATATCTCTCATCATAGTTATGCTGCATACAGATCCTATGAAAATGATTCCTTCCTTTTGGAGTAGAGATGAAAATCACTTTCTTACCTTTGACTAGTACTGTAGCAGATAGGACCTCATCCCACAGCTCAGCTCTAGTGAAAGCCATCTCATCCACTATGAGATAGTCAAATGTATTCCCTCTGATATTATCAGGTTTCTCTCCTGAGAAGAATTGAATAGTAGATCCGAATCCTTTTATCCAGAGATCAGACCTGTGGAATTCAAATAGGCCACTTCCCCTGGTTACTTTCTCCATCTCATCGAATACTTTCTTTGACTGCTTATATACTGGAGTAACCCATGCAATATTACAGCCTCTATCATTGATGGCCCAGTAGAGCATCTGATTTATTCCCAGCATGGTCTTACCGAATTGCCTGCCTATATTCAGAGCATAGTACTTATATTCTCCATGATTAATGCTGTCATGAATCAGTCTCTGATTGTCATGCGGTTTATATCCTTTTATGATTCTTGACATAATACAAAAGGGAATCCAGTTAGACTCCCTTTGTTTAATCTAACCTTTCGTGATCTATAAAAAAAAGAGAATACAAATATAGTATATTAACTATCGAAATCAAATTTATCTACATTCTTATTCTCTATATGCTGCTTATCATGCATCCCAAATTTATTCTTAGCATAGAAGATTCCTTTCCCTTCATTAGCTACTACATCCTTGCCGAGGCTGATAAATTCACTATCTATGTTTTTTATAGTGAGCGAATGAGGCCTATTCGATCTAAGCCAATCATACCATGTCCTTCTAGCTATTAATTTCAAATCTAGCTTTAAAGGAATCCAAATATGAAGGAAGTAGTCTATAGTAGGAATCATTCTATCCTGTACATATACTATCTCTCCTTTATTAGTTACTACTTCTTTGCAGTGAGATAAGCACTCCTGTACATAATCCCACGCAAGGTCTTCTAATCTATCTGGTATGTCTTCACTATGTAGCATAAGCGTTTCACTCTATTATATTTCAATGTTCTATTTTATCTTTGATTCTGCCCAGTCTTTAGCAGCCTTCCCTCCCCATAATAAGTAGGATATATATCCGCAGTCCTCAGGATCTCCTTGCTCATAGTATACCTCAGCTCTGGATAAGTAGCTGTACATCCTTTTAATGGTATCCATTGATACCTTCTCTCCATTGGCTAACTGCTGAGCTCTCACTTTGCCTACCTGAGTTGCACATTTATTCCCCTGCTTCTCATTTAGCTCTATTCCTCTTCTGGCATTATTTCTCACAGTATCTGGATAATCATTATAGCTATCCTGGAATTTCTGCTCTGCTCTATTCCATGTGAGCTTGCATATAGCATATCTCTGATCATCTGGATACTCTTGCTTAAGTTTATCATCACTCATGCATCTGGAGATATACTCCTGTTCTGTTTCTTCTGCTTTTGGCTTAGGTATTGGCATCACTTACAGTATTTAATATAAAACGTATACGGCACTACTTTGAGCTTTGTCAGTATCCAGATAAAGAATCTGTATTTTTTGAAGTTGTATCTCTCATAGTCTCCTCTAGATCCTAGCTTAACAGTCACCTTCTGAATGATCTCATCAGGGATTTTATTTGTGTCAAAGTTAGGCTTCTCATCATATATTATTCTAGCCTGTTCTTTTGTAATCATTCCAGATCTTACCTGTGCTGATAGGTATACTATCCTCTTATCTATGCCGAACTTATTAGGAAGCAAGAAACTGCCAACGAATTCAGTGTATACATTCTCACAGTGCTTCCCTCCATAGTCTCTCCATTGGATCAGCTCCTTCATCTCATTCTCCAGTTTTACCCTGTCAATATTGTAGTGAAATGGTCTTATGTTTTTTATTCCTTTCCAGGCATAGAATAGCTGATCTTTGAAAGTGAATAAAGGATAATTTTTAAGCTTTAGCCCTGAGTACTTATAGTAAACATCCTGAATATATTTTGCATCCATGTAGGTCCATCCTTTGGGAGTACTTCCTTCAGTTCTAAAATCATGCCCGTTCAGAATGTACTTTATGCCATACTTATGAGCTGTATCATACATGAGCTTAGTCATAGCTATATCATTAGGGATATCAGCATCTGGAAGTCCTGCCCATAGGAAAGCATCATTCAGAGCATCATACTCATTCTTGTTAACCTGGTAGATGATGCAATCTACTGAGAGCTTCTCTATTAATCCAGCCATATTACTCATAGCTTCTGGAGCATTCCAGTTATTATCAAAGTGAATCACTAAAGGTCTAAGCTTCCAATATTTTACAGCAGCATAAAGCAGAGCTGAAGAATCTATACCTCCAGATATTCCCATGATGCAGTCATATTTATTCTTAGATCCTTTCCTTTTAATCTGCTCTATCACTTTGAGCAGTGCTTCCTCTCCAGGTGATTGCTTCTCTAGCTCATCATGAATATCACAGTATTCACACTGATCATCTCCTATAGTTGCAAAGTTGCTGTTAAACAAACAGCGTTGACATTCTCTCATAATTTACGAATTGTTTATAAATAGTGGTTATTTGTTTATTATTTTTATCTCTTCTCAGATATTCTCTCTCTATGCTTTCGCAGATATCATCTACAGTATTCCATCTGATACTGCATGGCAGATCTCCATTGTAGATAGATCTCCTGCCCATTAGGCCCATCTCTATATTAGTATTGGGACAGCCATCATGAGGAGTAAGTCTCAGATTTATAAAGCACTGAGCATAAACATCTACCAGCTGCTCTCTAGTGAATGTATCTGATCCTGCTCTGATGATAGTATATGGCAATCTCTCTCTGATCTGATCTATGAACTCCTGCCCATAATACTCTGGAGCATTCCCAGAATACCAGAATATTTTATCTCCTAAAGGTTTATTTATCCATCTATCAGGGATTACAGCATTAAATGGAAAGTGAACAGCTCTGATACCTTTGGAATATAGAGTATTCACTACCTGCTCAGATACTCCTATGTTCACATGCTGTCTCAGAGTCTCTACCCACTCAGGATCTAGATCTAGTGCATCTGATCCGAAATATACTACAGTAGCTGGTCCTTCATGCTGTTTTAGTAGGTTGAATTCATCCTCTCGATACATACCCATGAATACTACTGGCATATGATTATCTGTATATCCTATCAGTTCATATTTATAGATTAATCCTGTCTCTAGGCCCTGAAGTGACTCACTTATATATCCCTGCATCATAGCTTGTAAATGTCTGAGAAGTTTATATCCAGAAGCTTTGGATCTAGCTTCTCACTAGGAAGCTTACCTGACCAGTGATCCAGGAACTTATGTTTATTATTCCATCTGTTTGTGCTGATAGATAGAAGCTGTATATCTTCTGGAGGAATGATTCCTATCTCTACTTTAGCAGCTATAGCTTTGAGCCACATGGACCAGTCTAGTCCTGATGATAGCCTGCTGTCAAAAGGAGTATAATTAATCTTCTGTAGAAGCTCTCTATTGAGCACTCTTCCTATCCCTATAGGCTCATTATGTCTAGGCCCTGTGCCGTATCCCTTCCAGTTGACTAGTCTTATCTCATCTGCTACATCAGCAAAATGACATCCTAACATTCCTAGCATCCCATATTGATTAAGATACTCTTTAGCTGTTTCAATATACTGAGCACTGCACCAGTCTGAGCTCCCCATAAATATCACAGCATCTGGATCATAGCACTTTGCAGCCTGGAATCCAGCATTCCATTTATTCCCTAGAGGATCATTGGAGCATGACATCCAGTCACAGGCTAGATCTAAAGCTAACTGCTTAGCCTCTGGCTCATGGCCTATCATTATAGGAATTACTCCAAATGATTGCAGCCTAGATACTGTGAGCTTCACCAGAGGAAGCCTTCCATAAACAGGAATAGGAGCTACTATCTTCATAGGACTAAAGATAAGATTAATGTCCAGAATAAAGCTGCTACTGCTAGCCAGAGAGCTATCATAATAATTCTCTCTTTATAAATGTAACGGCCTGATTTAAGCTGTTGAATCCTTCTGAGCTCATTAAGTAGTAGATCTTCCTCTTCTTTTTCCATATTTTCCATGCTGGCACTCTTTTATATTTATATTCTAGGACATAGTAAATATCATCTATTAGAATTATTCGATATTTTCCTAGGTTAATCTTCAATATCTTTTATATATCTGTAGGATTTCACCTCTCCATTAGCACTCATGCACACATCTTCATCATTATGCTCATCATAGTAGAGATATTTTACTCTCTCAAATATGATCCCATCATCAGAAGCCAGTACTTCATCCATTAGTGAGCTCCTCTATTAGTTTCTCTCTCTTAAAGTTGCCTATTATTCCTTTAGCTTTGGCTAGATCTTTAAGCTCTCTATAGCTCATCTCATCCAGTCTCTTCTGCTTTACTCCTATAAATGTGATCTGAGGCTTAGCTTTGATAGCTGGCTCATCTCCTAGCATATCAGATAGAAGATCATTCATGGCATTCCTGATACAGGTCCCACATTTGATATTTAGAGACTTATTAAATCTATTATGGTACCATTCAGAAAGCTCCTGTTTTAGTCTATGGCTAAGATTAAATGATCTAGTCTTATAGAATCTATCAGCCTGAGCTCTTAAATCATCGCTTATATTCATAAATCAAAATTAAATCAGATAGTAAATAGGCTAGAAATCCTAAAGGAATAAGCTGTAAGTCAATAAATGAGCATGTGATAGCACAGATCCAGAAGGATAAGCAGCTCATACAGTTAAATGGTTTCAAATCTGGCAGGGGAAGAGTTAAGATAGCTCTCGCTGCTCCCACTGCTATTAATGGTATTAGATACATCATTTTTAAATTGTTTTAGTGCTTTGTTAATCATATCTAAAGATATCCCTGTCTCAGATCGTATCTCTCTATATGTCATGCCACAAATATACATTTTAGCTATCTCTTTACAAAATAGCTCATTATCATTCTCAGGAGAGCTTTCTAGATAGTCTCTGAATCTATCCTGTAGATCAGAAGATAGTATAGTATCCTCTTCAATAATATCAGTGATTTCTATGGTATTTCTACCTCTCATTGTTTTATTGAAGTCACTCTCTCTCCAGTTCCACTGATTATAAGCGAATCTGGCAAAGGTCCTAGGAAGATCTTCCTCTGATAGAGTATATCTGTTCAGAATGAGAAACACATGAGACACCAGATCACAGGAAAGCTCATGCCCTCCCGTGATTTTTTCTGCTATCTTATATGCTTCTCTATTCCAAAACATGAAAGGACTAAGATAAGAACTTCATAGCTTTGTCTATGAAATCCTGGTTAACTTTTTCACCTTTGAGAAATCTCCAGAGCTGCATATATGATACATCCATATCCTCAGCTATCATGGAGAGCTTATATCTTTTAGTGATCTTAGACTTTATCTCCTGCCTCAGCCATTCTGAGAAACTACCAGTTAAAAGGATCTGTATCATCTTCCTTTGGTTTTAATTCTGATACTTTAATAGCTAGATATTTATCTCCTGTTTTAGTAGTATTATTCCATCCTGATAGATTGTAGTCTACTCCATTTACAGTGATCTTCCCAGTAAGATCTGGCTGGCTTTCTTTTTCTTTTTTGGAATTCTTGAATAGAGCTCCTGAATTGTCATAATTACTCATGTTTATTTATTTATTTGTTAGTTCTTTAATACATTCTAAATAGTACTTATGGCACTCTGCCAGATGGCTCTGCATAAATTCCTCTATCTCTAGATCTCTCTCATAAGTGAGCACAGTTATTCTCTTTCTAGGCTCTATGTGAGATACTCTATGAGTAGACAGATCATCCCAGGGATTAAGTAGCTCTAGCTCATGATCAGGATCAGTATCCACCATGCAATAAATCAGCTCAAATTTAGGCTTATCATACAACATCATATATGCTCTTCCTTGCCATTCGTACAGCTTCGCATTAGATTTCTTCTCTGCTTCCTTAATTGTAGCAGGAAAGCTCTCCAGATCCCAGGAAGTCTTAACATCTATGATACTATTCTCAGTGATGATATCACAGCATCCAGATAGATAGTCATTCTCTAGCCTGATCTCATTCTTTTGGTAGTCTTCTATCCTTACTACATTCAGCAGATCTATGCTGTCCTGCTCCTGGAGAAGTCCTTTCTTCACTTTCCTATCATTGAGATCAGTCTTGTATCCAAAATAGTACTGTTTAGCCAGTGCTAGTATCTCAGTTTTAGCTCCCTCTGAGAGCTTCTCGCTTTTGCTCTTAGGCAGAGTCATAAGCTTTCCTATTTGTGATGCTCTGAATTTCATACTATTCGGATTTAAAGGTTTCGTTGTAGTATTGTTCACATTCAGATGTCATTGTGAATACTCCGCAGTCACTATGCCCCCTACATAACGCTTTATATATCTGCTCTTTCTCCATTTCTTTGGCTTGTTCAATTAATTCATAATCACTACCAACTAATATAACCCCATTATCTAAAAGTTTTTGTTGTAACCATTGTATTGCAGTCTGTTTCATACTGTGATAATTTTATCCATTTGCTCCTTAGTGAGATCATAAGTATCTACTACTTTCTCTACTGGCCATTTATTAGTACCTTTCTTTAAAGCTTCTAGGAAGTTATTAAACATCTGATTATCCATCTTAGGCTTAGCAGATTCCTTAACTGCCTGAGCTATTGCATTCCCATCATCATCATCAGTGACAGATAGTGATAAACAGCTGGAGATAGTTGCTCTCCTGAAGTAAGTGATAGCTGCCAGGATCTTCTGTGGATCAGTCAGTACTGGAAGAGTCATAAAGCTTTCCACATATTCTCCAGAATCTATATCTACTATCTGAGTACATACTACATTATCTTTTACAGGCTGCAAACATAGTAAGCCATTCTCAAATAGAATAGGCTCTACTATCTCCAGGATAGCTGTGAGATCAGCATAAGACTTCTTAAAATGTGGATTCATGGAATTCTTGTGAATCTTACCTATGGACTGCTTAGCTTTCCATAGCTTCATGTAAATACTGACATTGCCAGTGCTCTCTTTTTTCATATTTATTTATTTAAGGTTTTACAAATATAAGGTTATTTTTTCAATTCTGATATGAATTTATCATACCATTCAATAAATGAATCAAATTCTCTAGCGATTAGATAAATTCCACCTGCTGCTTCAATGGCTTGCTGGTATTTCTTCTGAGCTTCAGACTGCACATCTCTTCCATATTTGACCTCTATCTTAACTGATCTTCCATAAATGGTAGCTGAGATATCAGCAGATCCTTTAGTGCTTCCAGAAGGAGTATATTTTCCTTTGCCTACTACTCTAGTGATCCCATCCATGTCCTGTACTTTCTTAGCTTCCCTGTATACTCCCATCGTATTTATTCTCTCAGCCTGCCAGCCTGACATTATTAGGAACTTTACTATAGATTTAGTAAGCTCATTAGCTGAATTATCCTTAAATGAAGTATAGGCTAGAGCATATGTAGGCACTGAAGGATATTTCTTAGTGAGATATGCAGTCTCTAGGACCTTTAATCTGGCTTTGTTTTCTTTATTCATGTCAATGCGTTTAAATATTTAATGTATCTATCCTTATCTCTTCTAGAGAGAATGAAAGCTGTATCCATTTTCAGAAGATCTGAATGATAGATTTTGAATTTCTTATAGGATTTCTTATCATGCAGCCTATGATATAGATCTGAGCTCATCATAAAGCACAGCTTTTTAGGATCTGTATCCTTCATCTTAGTAGTTTTAAATGTCTCTAGCATCTGATCCAGTATTTCTTCAGTTGTTTTCATTGTATATGTGTTAAAAAATTTCTTCTTTTGGTGACATATCATCCCATACATCATGCACAGCTTCCCCATATTCTATCCATCTCCTATTGACTGTCTTACCTTCCAGGATCTTCATTCCTTTGTAGATGCCATAAGCATTCAGCCACTGAGTGAATCTCTTTTTAGTTAGCCACTTAGAGAGATCAGAATAGTCTGAGATTAGATTATCATACAGCTCATCCTT